TGGATTTCTCCGATCTTAACAGGTCTGGACAAGAAGTCACCCAATTCCATGCCGGGTTGTGCTCCTGCCAATGCAGAAGACTCTTGTGCTGTCTTTACAGCACTGGTCCAACTTTGATCGTTGAACTTGAAGGTAATATTTTCTCTTTGTGTAGTAAGTCCTGTTCCTTTGATGTGCGAGTCGAACTCAGACCGCGCACAGGCTTCTAGTAATCCATATAAGAGAACCATCACAAGAATGATGGCCAATCGGGCCGTAGCGCGAATGGAAACAGATGAAGGCGTTTTGCCCGGTCTACTAGGGGGACCAGGATTTCCGTTATTCTCGACATCTGCACACTTTTTTGCTTTCGCTAGGGGGGACATAGTGCAATGCCCCGAGGTATTTTCAACTTCTTCTTCACCTCTTTGAAGTATAGACACTGAGAGAGATTGTCCGTGGTACTCAACTTTTTCTTCAGTTTGCGGAAACAGGATGCTTCCGAAAATGTTTTCTTGTTGAGCATTGGAGAGTTTTCCCTCTTCAGCTAGTTTTGTCAGGAATGGTTTTTCACGTGACCTATAGTCGTGATGCCTCCTTCCTGACTCGGAGGCCCAAGTTACAATGCGTTGTTCATACGTTGTGTCCATGTTTGGAACGTGGAGTTTGTATTCTTCCGCTAGACGTCTCACGAAGTCTTGGAACTTGGTGTATGTTTTCTCGTCATACAACGATGCTTCCAACAAAGTGGAGCTTAATGACATTCCCAATTGGTTTTCCATTGACTCGGTGTCAGATGGAAGATACCACAAGAGGGACTTGTACATTGATTTTTCAGCTAGCACGCCAACCATGCTACTGCGCAATTCATCTTTTCTGAAGGTACGTTTAAGAAAATCCTCGGTTAGGATATTTTGAAATGCGTCGGCGATTTCGCCCTTGTCTGGGGGAGTGATTTTCACTCCCCATTCCGCCAATTTGGCCTGCAATGTCAAAAAATTGAAATTGTGTTCATCTTTTCTAACAGCGGTGGAATTGCAGTCGTCACCAAGATGTATGCTTCGGATAAAATCAAAATAGTCCATGTTTTTATCGAAATGTGGGTCGTTGATGTCAATGAAAGCACATACTAGCAGCAGGAGTCCGGCAAGAGAACCAACTGCAGCAGTGCCACCATTACCAGAGGTATGCATGAATGCACATTGAATAAGAGTACCGTTGAAACGGATATACGGAGTAGTTTTTTCATCAATCAAAACGTACATAATACTGATGTCTTCCTCGGTGTACCCAGGCATGATCCGCGCTATTCTTATTAACAGTCCCCAAGCAAACTTCATGAGAGCTTCACATAAAGACTTGTCGAAATGTATAAAGTCTAGAGCTATGCCGTCTGTTGGTTTAGCGGTGAATTTCTCGCCCGTACGCAACAAAAAGTGCCAGACACAATCCCAATCGAAACTCATAGCGTTCAGTCCAATTGCACAACAAGCAGTAGCAGGGTGCAGCAGTAGATAGGCTAGAGGAGGTCCAAAGAACATGGTGAAAATGATCATGATGTGTAGTTCGTCTGAAAAGAAAACTCGAGTGCGGTATTCATCAACTTTTTTCTTTTTCAAGGGTTCGTCTTTGAGGTTGGCATTCAGAGTGTTCATCAGGCGGATGCGCTTTCTGGCGATGGCAATGGACTCATGTACAGCAGTCATAACTTCGGGTTTGTAGGTGCGAGGGAGGTCAAAGTTCATCAACCAAGACCACTTCTTACCACCCCACATGACACCCGACGATGTGCCCCAGGTATGTCCTTCGAAACCTTTGTCAGGGGTTCCACGATAGGCTTCTTCAGGAGTGAGAGGTGAACATTTTCCGCCTGCACGGCGGTATAAGTCCATTTTTCCTTTGATCCTTCCAAAAATCATGTCTTGTCCATAAGCTAGGAGTGTGTAGGGTATAAGAGAGCGTGTGGAACAAAATTCG